CGTTGCTACACCTGTTCCTAGACCTGACACACCAGTAGAGATTGGAAGCCCTGTAGCGTTCGTTAAAGTTGCGCTAGTAGGTGTACCAAGAATAGGAGTCACCAAAGTAGGTGAAGTAGCAAATACTGCTGATCCTGTTCCTGTTTCATCAGTCAAAGCACCCGCAAGGTTGGAGGAGCTAAATGAACCAAGAGATGTAGCATTGCCAGTAGAAGTAATAGCACCCGTTAGGTTGGCGTTAGTTGTGACGTTACCTGCTGTCAAACCAGAAGCAGTACCTGTGATATTTGTGCCAACCAAAGCAGATGGAGTGCCTAGAGCAGGAGTAACTAAAGTTGGGCTATTGGCAAACACCAAAGCACCTGATCCTGTTTCGTCAGTAACGGCAGAAATTAGGTTTGCAGACGATGGAGTAGCCAAGAAAGTAGCTACACCAGTACCCAAACCACTTACACCTGTTGAGATCGGCAATCCTGTTAGGTTAGTTGCCGTACCAGAAGCAGGAGTTCCCAATGCGGGAGTCACCAATGTTGGCGAGTTTGACAACACTACATTGCCTGTACCAGTTGCAGTAGTTACACCAGTGCCACCATTAAGAACAGGCAAAGTGCCAGTAATATCAGAAGTAGAAAGACTTACTGCATCCCATGTAGCGTTAGTGCCATCAGTCTGAAGATACTTATTTGCATTGCTTGTTTGGCTAGGCAAGAGGTTATTCAGAGCAGCAGTAGCCGTAGAAGCACCAGTACCGCCATCAGCAACCGCTAAATCAGTAATACCAGTGATTGAACCACCAGTAATATTGGCAGAAGCATTGTCTGTTTTAGTCGCAACCGCAGTCTGAATATTGTTAAATTCAGTATCAATCTCAGTACCTTTGACAATCTTTAAAGGATTGCCAGGTGATAAGTTATCTTTGGTAGCGAAATTGGTTGATTTGGTGTAATTTGACATGGTTTACCTCTTACCCTATTTTGCCATCTTTGGCTTGAATTTCAATCTTTTGCAGAGAAAATGAAACATTATTGATCGTTGTTTCATAACCAGTTTGAACAATTTTTCCAGAACCTGAAGCATTGGCTGTCAAAGTCTTAATTGGAACACCACTTGTGTATTCAGCAATGTTGTATTCAGCAATGCCATATTCATAGCTTATTTGTGTAGGAATATAAACATTCTCTGATTGATAAGCACCAGAATAATCAAATCCCCACTTGATCGTTAAGAACTGATTAGACCCACCAATTACAACAGCAGTAATATTTTTCAGAATAGAAATCTGATTAGGGTTTCCTAAGTCAGCATTGTTTGTGTAATACAAAAAACGATATGTGGATGCGTCATCAAGATAAGTTCCATACTTACCGATATACCCATTCTTACCAATGTACAAGTCGCCATTACGCAAAGAACGTAAAGCAGTTGGAGCAATTGAGTCCCACTTCGTTACACGAGAAGACCCGTCTTGCAAGGATTGCTTGGTATCGAAGCAGTAAACTTGGAAAGTAGCAGGTAAAACAAGTAGATAAAAGGCTTCTTTTTCTGAGTAAACAGACTTCAGATTAGCCAATGTTTCGCTTGCCAGTGATGAATTTAGGTCAAAACGAACATTCTTAGACAAGTCTCTCAGGGGTGCAGACTTCTCTTGGATAGTCCTCATTAATGAACGAACACCTGAGTCTGATAAGAAAATAACATCAGAGCCAACGCTTTGAATCGTATCTCTTGCGATACATCCAATAGAGCCGATTGTGTCGCTCAGAACCAAGGATGCGGGTGTTGAAGCACCAGAATAAACAAGAATCTGTCGTTTACCAAAGATAAACAAGAAATCATTGTGAGCTGCCAAGCCCATAATCTCATCTGCACCATTAGGCCACACACGGGACACATCTAAGTTCCCTGAAGTGCCACCACCCCATACATGACCTGCAATCAGATCAGAAAAGGTAACAGTTACTTTGTCAGTAGATGTATTAGCCACCCACAAACGACCAAATGCTGAAATAGCAATGTTTGCTTGAGGAACAGTAGCCACATAACCAGACTTCTCAGAGATTCTGCGGTAAGTAGTTGTACTTATAGCGGGGTCATAAATCAAAGGATCGTGACCTGTTTGAAAGAAGTAGGCAATGCCATTTAAGGATGCAGTTTGCCAGTTAGATGCCGTGATAGTAGGAGCAGTACCGCCACCACCATAGGTCAACTCAGTAACCGCATTAGAAGTGCCAAGTTTGAATATCTTGTTGTTGCCAGCGAATAGAACTGTAAGAGTTCCATCGTTTTGGACTAACTCATGGATTACACCAACATCGTTAGCACCTAGATTGCCAGAGGAAGGATTAACCCTTGACCAACCTTTTCTAGCACCAATACGACCATACTGATCCAAGATGCAGTTAGTTGCAACCAAAGCAAAGCCAGCCCCTAAATCAAGGGGAGAATCTTCAGTATTCAGGCCATAGAAGCCTGGTGCTGAGAGACTGTAACTTTGGAGTTGTGCTGCCATTAGACCGCCACAAAGTTGTCTTCAGGATAACGAGTGGACTCCAATGCAATAGCATCAGATAGCATCCCCCTGAACAAAGCGTAAGCCTCATTAGAAGCAGTGCCTCCATCCTCACCACGCTCAATCAAACCACGAGCATAGGCACTTTGAGTCACCAAATAGTCCAATACCTTGACTGAAGTGCCATCAGCAGACAGATTAGCCTGTGGGATGGTTAAATCAAACTTCAGTGTGTAAACACCATCAGGAACGGGAAACAGGTCAACCTTTGTATCTCCACTACCATCTACACCACTAAAGCAGAACTCGCTAGGAATAGACTGTGATGGTGTGCCAAAGTTGAGCTTGCGGTTCATGTCCGCAACAGTGGTGTTATCTAAAGTTATAACACTGGTAGTGTTAATAGCATCATTAACACGGAACTTCTGACCCGCACCTGTCAAAGCGTATGAGCTTGTGCCACTGGTGGTAGTAACTGTAATTGTTTGTCCTAAGACATTCCAATTATAGGAATCTTCAATCTGACGTTTTGCATCATTGACAAACTTGCCGATCAATGCGGAATAGGAAGTTTCTGAGACTGTAGAAACATTAGTCTCACGCAAACGGGTGAGAACATCGTTAACAAGTTCTAAGTAGGTCATGTTCTTTGTGCTCCCTGAACCTCAAATGTTGCAATAAAACTGAATGAACTTCCCGCTTCAGTTGTAATTTGAAGCCTATCGCCTTCTTCTAAAACGATGTAAGCATTGCCATCAAACTGTAGATATTCCTTTGTATTAAAGTCATAAGCCGTAAGAATATCTAAAGTAGATGCCGCACTTGCGTCATACCACTGAACAGTAATGTGCTTAGTCGAGCCGCCAGTATTGTGAATGTACATCACAGTAAACTTGGCGTAGTAGCCCGTAGGAACTGTAAAAACAGTTGTCAGCGTATTGGCTGCTGGGCTAATTCCGACTGATACTGGCCTCATTTACTATTCCTCTTAGAGATCGCTTTAGCTTTAGCCTTTGCGTCTTCCTTGGACGTTGCGCCCCAAGCTCTAAGAGAAAGAAGGAGTCGGGTAGGCTTTCCATCTTTCATCTCAGCGCCAGGCATATTGCCCATTCGTGCTAGAAAGGATGCCCTACGAGGGTTGTCTCCCGATTTGACGGGTGGTTTTAAATTGCCACCTGTTTCTGCATTATACGATGCTCTGCCTTTGGCATTCAAGCCCCCCTTGGGGTTTTTTCCTTCTTTTGTTTGCCAAGCAGGACTCTTCATATCTACCTCATCTAAATTTTGCTGTTTTCTTTGCTATTGCTTTAGGTTGGGCAACAAACTGTTTACCAGCCTTTGTGCCTTCACGCTTGGCCTTAGTGGTTGCCGCATACTCTTTAGCCGACAAAGATTTGATAGCCGCCTCTGGTAAATATCTTTCACCTGTTACAGAGGAAGGCTTACCAGACTTGGTGCGCCATTTCTGGTCGCCCCAATCTTTTAAACTCTTTTGAGGGGCTTTCATTTCATCTTTTTAGCGCATTTACCCATAGATTTGCACTTGCTAGGTGT